AGAACTGATCAACTGATTTGCTGCAAGGTTACTATTTAAAGCGTTTTGTGCATTCACAACCGCTTGGCGTCCACCTCCATACGCTCCCGCCTGAGCTAACTGTGCATTACTTGCAGCGTTTTGAGTGCCTAGTTGCTGCTGTAAGAGTTGCAATTGTGGCGCTAGTGAAGCTTGCAAATACGGATTCATCAACTGCTGTGCAGCTTGCGGTGTAAACGCTTGTGTTGAAGCTTGAATGCCGTTGTATGCACCGGGATTAGTAAACTGATTCGTGAAGTTTACATTTGAGGATAAATTCTGCGGTGATGCATACTGATTCGTTGCGTTAATTTCGTTATACGCACCGGGTGAGGTGTAGGTATTGGTGAAGGTCTCCGGATTAAATGTGGAGGATATGTTGCCCATCTGTGCAGCAGTATCGCCTAGCTGACTTGCAGCAGAGGTCAACTGTGAAGGCACACCTGAGCTTGACAATCCTTGCCATGCTTGATTCTGTATAGTAGATGGACCAGAGGTTAACTGACCCGTATACGCTTGATAAGGGGCTTGAAGTAACGCATTTGCTTGATTGGCAAGCGATGTCTCTAAAGGAGCCGCAACAGCGTTGGGTGCCACAACGGATTGTGTTGAAGGCGTTGAACTTAATGGACCACTTAAGGGTAACCCGCCAATACCGGAAGTTGTGCTAGTTGTATTCGTTGAAGAAGAGGTAGCCATGATTAACCTTTTGGCATGAACTTACGTGGGTTGATCTGTTTGCCCTGCTTGGTCGTTCCTGTTCTTGCTTTGCGTACTTTATCCATCATGTCGTATAGGACTTTAGCGCCAGATTCAGACGAACCATTCCCTAAATGGGATACAACATCCGCAGGAATCACAAACTCTTCATTAGCTAATCTGGCTTCTTGATGCTGTCCTATCCGCGCAGGAATGTCATCGGACATACCATCTCCGGGACCTTTAAGGAAGTGACCGCCATCGGAATAGGCGCCTAATGGCCCTCCTGCCGCATGTCCATATACCGCCGCTGTTTGCTGATCAGAGGTTGGAATACCGACCGTTCCTTCTGCAACAGCGTTCTGAGGCAGAACATGCAAGTAGCGCATGAGTGCAGTCAGTCCACTTTGTTTTTGATTAGGCTGTGCGCCTAATGCATCTATCAGCCATTGTGGATATTGATTTGTTTGTGGAGTGGTATACATTTGACTTGGATAGGCCGCGTTGAATGCCGCTTTACTTTCTTCATCTGTCGCACCCATTTGTGGGCTTGTTGTACCGCCGCTTGCCATCTTCTTGCGGTAATGCATGAACCCAATAATGTGATGCTCTGGTGCGCCTTGACGTACAAGATGTGCAACTTCTTCAATCGTTTGTTGATTGATCGGGTGACCTGCATGATGCAATTTTTGCAATATGGCACGATGGATATGACCGCCATCCGCAAAGACTAACGGCACGTTCTTACCTGCTGAACCACCCTGTGCTAAATGGCTAACCTGACCGCCTTCTTTAGCGTTTTTATGAGTAGTGAACGTTGGGTTCAATATGGATTGACCATACGCAACGCCATCAATAGCTGCATTTACAGGACTTGCGTTCCAATCGAACGTATCATACCCATAATCTACGGGGGTAACGCTCGACCCTTTACCCAATCCACTTAATAAGGCTCCTGCGCCTATTCCTGCTGCAAGTGGTAGTAATGATCCAGAACCACTTGATCCACCTAATAAGGTACTGGCGATTTTGCCTAACGTACTTGAATCGGTAGAAGATTTTGTAGCAGTGTCACTTGCTGCTGCTGCGTTGTCAGTTTGAATAACTTGACCGTTCGCATTCACTAGATTACCGTAGGTATCATAGTAAACAGGTAGACCAGCAGCAGTTGTCATATTGCCGTTTGCGTCTTGGTATCCAGTAGGATTGGTAGCTGTGGTAATACCCTCTGCTAGACCCGTTGTAGGATCAACAGGCATGGACTGACCGAACGTTGTGCCATAGGGGTCCATCGATGTTTGAGTAGGCGACTTTACAGTACCATCCGCATTGAACGTGGTCTGTGCGCCGTTTAAATCGGTATAGGTCGTTGAGCCATCTGGATTGAGTGTAGTCTGGTAGGGCTGCATGCCGGAGGCAGCAAACGATGTTACGCCATTTGCATTTGGATTGGTTTCAACCGGTTGCGCATAAGCGGGAGCAGCCATCAATGCTGATTGTGTTTCTTGCTGTGTTCCACCTGTGCTTTGTGCTGCGTTTACATTAGCAGGGGCTTCAAACACAGGTACATCCGTTTTGGGTGTACCAATATTATTGGAGGCTGTCATGTTAGACAAAGCGTTAAAACCGGGAACAGATGCAATTCCCGTTGGCGCAGGTGCAGGAGGTTCAACTACAGGCGCTACGGGAGCCGGTGTTACTGGCGCTGGTGCGACCGGAGCAGGTGTTACTGGTGCAGGTGCGACCGGAAGAACAGATGAAATACCAGATGTATTATCGGCTACCTGTACAGGAGCGGGAGTATTTTCTGCAATAGGTGCCGGTGCCGGCGTAGGAGTAGGTGCTATAGAGGCAACACCGGTATTAGGTGTAGGTGCGGTGACATTGTTGATGGCGTTATTAATTGCGCCGCCAATTAATGAATTTTCCGCTGCTTTTATGGGATTACCACCTTGTAAAGCAGACGCGGCAGCAGCAACACCTGCGCTTGTTAATGGTGTAGCAGCAGCGTTTTCTCCCAAGGTACTGGCAATTCCTTGATTGGCTGACGCCAATAAATTACCTGCTGTAGTTCCTTGTAATGCTGCGGTGGCTTCTTGCCCTGCTGCTGGAACAGCATAGGCAAGTGCAGCGCTCGTTGCAGCTTTCCCAAGATCACCACCATGCGCTACAGTATCTGCCGCACTAATTATTGGTAATAGTTCTGCATTTCCTGTCGCAACAGCAGCAACTTTGGCTATCGTTCCTATCGGATCATTTACCGCCGCTTGAACAGCGGTTGATGCAACTTTACCTACATCTTGAACAACGTTAACTGCTGTTTTCGCTACGTTTGATACAAGGTTACCCGCAGATGCAACAACACTTGTTGCTGCATGGGTAACACTCGATACAACGTTTGATACCGCTTTAACAACGCCGCCCATTATTTTTCTCCCCGCTGCGGTCCAAGCTGGACAATACCAAGGTATCCCCCATCTTCTTGTCTACGTACTTCCATGCCCATATCACGCTGAAATGGATGACGCGCTACGTATTGAAATACTTTAATGATTGCAGGATCGTCAAACTGACTCACCATAGAATCAAAACCCGCCATATACATGGCCTTGGTAAAGATTAAAGAGTTTTCAAGGTAATTCTTTCCAGTATCAGCGTTTAAAGCGCGAAACATAGCAACTCGTTTGTCACCTGCATGAACGATAAATAAAGTGTTGCCTTCTTGAATTGCAAAACAATTTGGCATCCGCGTTTCTGTAATGACGGACGCAAGCATTTGATCAGCCGAATACTTATTGTTTGGGATGTTTTGTGCCGCTTGCTCAATAATTTGAGTAGGGCTAAGTTTTCTTTGATGGCTATCGATCAGCATTGCAAGTCCTTAAAGATTGCCGCTGAATAGATATTACCCATTCCAGCCGCAAGACTTAAAATCAATCCTCCCCTCTCTGCGGGGACAGGTTTGCTTAAAAAGATACTATCTTCGTCTGTACGGTTAGGAATGGCAGGTACTAAACCGTTTTTTACATTATCTAACAAGAGTATAGTCTCGAGCAAGCCGCTTGCGCCCATCGTATGACCAATTCTCTGTTTAAACGATGTTGCTTGAAACTCTTTGAGCGTAGCTGTCAAAGCCGTTCGTTCTGCTAAGTCATTCGACTTCGTTCCTGTGCCATGCGTTTTCACCAGCCGTATCTTGTTTAAATCTACATTCCCGCCGTAAACCACGCCCTGTATCGCCCGTTTAAACCCCTGTCCGTCCTCGCGCTGACCGATGGCATTGGTACTATGCTCGCTGGCTGAATAGGCGCTAATAAGCTCCGCACAAGGAGTATTTCCGCTGTATCTGATGCTTCTTTCGGTCTCAAACATAGCAAAAACGGCACCTTGACCGACATAGAATCCACCGTTTACCGGATCAAACGCACTGCGTATTTCGCCTTGTTTTTCTTTCTCTAAGGTTAAGGATGCGCCAGATTGACCAAAGAAGTTCAATACCGTATTACTCACAGCATCTTCTACGCCCAACACAATCACGCGATCAAACGCATAGTTGCGTATGTAGGTCTGTACATCCATCATGACCTTTAAACTTGATGCGCAAGCTGATGCATCCGTGACGACTAAATCTGTCGCACCAAATGCAGCCGCTATACGCCCCGCATAGACCTGCGTTAACGTCATAGGCAAGGGCTTGTAGTCATAGCTTAGGCAGTTAGGCTCTTTATCCTTTGGGTTTAAACCCGCAAAGTGAGCGTTTCCTGCGGCAAGAATAAAGGCGGTACGGATAGGATTATCTCGACTACGCTCCATGATTTCAGGATCAATGACTTTATCCGCAAGTTTATGCGGGGGATACACCATGCCTGTATTGGTCTTGGCGTAGGTATCAGGGAACAGATGCACGTTCTGGGGATACATCACGTCCAGAAGGCTTGTTGTTTCTTCGGTATAAGCGATACGTTTTTCAGTCAGGTAAATCATACGATCCATGACAAAGCTTCTTCCGCTGAACTTGGTTCGCGTGTTTTATGTTCGTTACAGAAATCAAAATACCCTTGCGGGGTAGAAGGCTGCATAGTTTTGGACACTTCTTCGTCTATGCCGTATATCTCGCAGAGATACATACCGATCATCAGGCAATCAAGGCTATCCAGTTCTGTTGCTGTCAGCGGAGTGTTTAAATCAGTTAACTTGATTTTGTCTCTATAAGTTGGGCGTGAAACTTGCGCAACTTCGATAAAGAGTTTCAAATAATCCATTAAGTCGCCTCACCGCCGCTTGCAATTAACGTACAGCCTGTTGTGCTTGCGGATGCTTGTAGTGTTTGAGCAGGGTTCAATATCTGTGTCCCCACCCAATGATAGGTTGTGTTAGCCGATACGCTTAAACCATAAAACAGCGCATTACCTGTTCCAGCGCTACCACCCGAAGGAACAAGATAAACATTCACCGTAATAGTTGATCCAGACGTATTGCATATATCTATGCCTTTTACGTAGGTTCTTGTGCTGCTCGGAACGGTATACAACGTTGCTACGCTAGTTGTTAACGCAGCTTGGCCTAATTGTACTGGAGTAACGTTCTGATAACGCATTACATATCCAACCAAGCAAGCGTTGTCAGGGAGGAAATATCGTTGGCGTTAGTCTGTACCGCCCCGTTAAGCTGGGTAAAGTACAGGCGCAAGACGTTCGTTAGGACGTTTAAATACTGTTGGCTAAACTCTTGTTCAGGAAGCGGGAGGTTCGGTACGGCAGGTACGTTGGTATTACTCATGTGTCTCCCCTTCTTCCGTCAGGACGGATGTTAATTCTAGGTGCGCCTAGCTGCCACTGTAAGCCTAGCTGATTGCCTTCGATTCTAAAGATAAGCTGACGCCCACGTACCCGCACGGGAGCGGTTCCGGTGAACTTCTCGATGACTACAGAGCTAGTGCTTCCATTCGCGGGAATAGGCTTTTGATACTGCTGTACAGATGCGATATTCGTTCCTGCCGCGCTGATGCTGACGTTGTTGATGCCCGATCCAGAGTTTTGTAAGCCCGTGAGCGTCATCGTTACCGCAGGAGAATTAGAGGTAGAGCCGTTGAAACGAACGTCCGGCAGAAGCTGCCAGATGAAGCTGAAACGATCTCCATCCTCAATATCAAACTCAGAGGACTGAATGTACGAATCAATCGGTACCGCCGTTCCGGTGGTGTTGTCATCCACGCCGTACTCTTGATACACCAGATTGTTGTTGTACGTAGCACTAATCGGATAAGAGCGTAGCCCTGTATCAATCCATGCAGTACGTCCAAGATAGCCAAAATACCATGCCTGATCCACGTAGTTGTAGATCACATAGGTATCGTTGACTGTTGAGTTTGCGGAGCAGTAGAACCACCAGACTTCGTTAAACGCCTCGTTCGTTCCTGAGTACACTTGGAAGTTCTGCTGTAGGTTGATGTTGCTGAAGATGAATTCACGCAAGTCGCAATTCAATGTTTGGACTGTACCGTTGTAGGTATAGAACTTCCCGCGTCCCATCCAGTACACAATACCAGATGCCAATGACATCGCGTTTGGACTGAGGATAGAGGTATTCTCACCTACGAGGGTTGATCCCCACACGGCGGGAGGACCAAGATACTGAAGGCTATATACTGAAGAGTCCGTAAAGACCACGATCTCTTGACGGGCTTGAATGAACCCTACAATCGTTGATCCATGCGATAAGGTCAGACTTCCCGCCTGATTGTTTACAGCAGGTGTCCAGTTGATTGTGGATTCCTGATCCGACCAGCGAATCAACATCGGATTAAGACTATCGGATGCATAGTCATTACATCCCAACGCCAACACAAAACGAGAGGCATCTGAGATCACGATATTGTTCTGGATGGTCGGCACGTCAGAAGCGTTGTAAGACTGTGCTAGGTTGTATCCAATCGTATTTACACCGCTTGTTGCGACCCAATAATACATACCGCCACCACGCGGTCCAAACACAAGGTTCTCGCCAAAGTTAGCTTGTGACCACAATGCTAATTGCTGAACCGCTTGAACCCCTAAACCCCAAGCTCCTAATCCCCATCCACCTGCGCCCCATCCGGTTTGTGGAACGGCTATGGAGGTACCAGTGTTGATTTGGTACTGGACATAATAGGAAGAAAGGACGTCCGTTCCAGAGCTTGATGCGTTCGTTCCAGCAGTGATGGTATAGGACGCAGAAAGGGCTAACGTAATCTGATACCAACCTTGAATGGATACGCCGTTGTAGCTGATCAAAGTCGGGAAGTAAACGAAGTCACCTGTTACGCAGCCGTTCCCTGTCGCGTTTACCGTCACCGTACTAGAACCGCTTACGGTAGCGATGCTTTGGATTGGGAAGTAATAGGTGAAGTAAGTGACGTTAAACGTACCGCCGCCCGTTCCGGGGCTAGTCGCCGCGTCTGCGGTGGTGATATTAAAGTTGTTGGCGTTTACACGGGTAACCGTGAACTGCTTGTTGAAATCTGCCGCCGGAATACCATTAACAGCAGTTTGTACGTTATAAATGTTAACAGTATCGCCAGTGAAGAGATTAATCCCCGTGGACGTAACCTGTACGATGTTCGATGCGTTTGCTGTGGTAAAAGCATTAGAAAGTGCTACAGTTCCTGTTAAATAACGCAGAGGCGTAATGTCGTAATACGCACCGCCGTCCTCGATGTAAAACTTTAGATTGGTCCCTACACCAAGCAGGTTTAAACCGCCTAGCGTGACCCAATTCCACAAAGATCGGCAAACGCCTAAGAATGTATTTCCAGATAGCTGCGCCCAACCGCCAATCTTTTCCGGAAATCCTTGACGGAATCTAACCTTATCGCAGTCGTACCAACCGCCCTCAGTAACGTACCGAGTATTCTCTTGGTTAACCCCCGGTTTAAACGTTATCTTTTTCTGGGGCATGATTAAGCCGTGTAAATGCGTGTACCCTGCTTGTCAATAATAAGCGCCTGACCTCTTGGTTGCTCTCCCTCGCGATTAGGCACAGACAGATGGGTCCAAGCATCAAATTCTCTTATAACCTGATCAAAGGGCAAATCTGAATTTTTAATTGCCTGCGTGACCTCATCTGGCGTCATTCCCGGCACTCGAATGTCTGCGGCACAACCAAGCCTATGCTGGCTTGTATCCTTTGAACCCACTGCATCATTTACTTGCTTGCTGCGGTAAGCCGAGGAAATCATCACGGGCTTGTCGTTCAAAAGCCGTTTAACTTTTTCTAGGAACTCCGCAAGGCGCGTCAGATTAAGAATAGTCGCTTCATCAGGCGTATTGTCATAACCGTTACGCACGGCTACGTCTGAATGAGTCAGTTCTTCTAAACTAAAATGAGGTGAGAGTTGTGTCATTTTTGTTCCTTACGCTTTCGCCAATGGTTATCACCCGAACATTGCGGGTATTTGTTACCAAGGGTCGATCTGCCTTTTTGTATCATGTCGTTCATGTTATCTGCATGCGTCCCAACCCACAAATGATTTGGGTTAAAGCACTTTCTGTTATCGCAAGAGTGACAAACAAATAACCCCTCAGGAACTTGTCCTTTAAACAACTGATATGAATACTTATGGGCGGTATAAACCCCGCTTTTTCCTGAGCCAAATTGACCATATCCTGTTTTTTTAAATATAGCACCATCCCATTCCCAACATTCATTTACATCCCACTTAGGGTTTATATGAGACTTAAAGCGACAATCATTGCTGCACCACGCCTCGCGAGAAGTATTTGGCTGAAAAACCAAAGAACATGACCTACAAACCCGCGCTTTATACGTCATTTATTTAATGGTTGAGAGTTATACAACATATGATCTTTGCTTTGGCTAGATGCGCTTGAACCAAAGAAAAAAGATACGATTCCTGTCCATGCGGTTCCAAGACTTCCCAACATAATGTCTACTTCGGTCGCTTGATTGATCTTGCCTAACATGAGACCTACCAGTATTCCGAAGAATCCCAGAGTGACCGCAATCGCGAGAAAAGGAGGCACCCATGACTTAACGTTCTGCTGCATCTGTCTAGCAGAAGCACGATCTTCGTTTCCTA